CGTTGTCACGAGTCGCTTCTCGGAAGTGCTGGAGATGTTCCAGAAGGAACTGATGTCCATTGCTGAATGCATGGGGCAGTTCGATGACTTCATCCTGTTCTTCAGTAGCCCAAAAAATTTCAGGAAAAAAATTTCCCCGGATTACAAGGGTCATCGAAATAGGAAGAAGCCCTGCGGGTACAAGCGTCTACTCAATTGGTGTGGTGATAACTACGTCACCATGGTGGTTGACAACCTTGAGGCAGATGATGCCCTTGGTATCTACGCCACCGATCCAATTGAATCAGAGAACGAACTGATTATCTGCTCACCTGATAAGGACATGAGACAGATACCAGGGCTGCTTTTTGATCTCAAGAATCCTGTGATTGAAATCACCAAGGAAGAAGGAGATCGATGGCATCTGATTCAAACCATGAGCGGTGATCAGACTGATGGTTACGCAGGTGCTCCTGGGATTGGTATCAAACGTGCTGATGCACTACTGGATAAACACGGCTGCTGTTGGGAAACAGTAGTTCAAACCTTTGAAGAACGAGGGATGACTGAAGATGATGCTCTTCTTAATGCACGTCTCGCGCGGATACTCCAGTACACCGACTACAACTTCGACACCGATGAGCCAATCCTTTGGACCCCCACCTCCCGTTCTGGAGATGACAGTGGAACAACAGTTCAAGATGAGACGGCTGCAGGATCTGCTGCCTGAAGCAAGAAAGGAGGACATCATTACTGTCTTCCTTGCCTTGCAACATCAGAACTTTGTTCTTAGTAATACCGTATCAAACCTAGTAAAGCAATGGCCCTTAGCCCAGAGCACTATGGATCCAGTTGGAAAGTCGGAGACTTCATCCGAGAACAACAACTAAGTTTCCATCTTGGTAATGCAATCAAATACATCTGCCGTTGTGGCAAGAAACCCACAGCAGACCCCATCGACGATCTCACCAAAGCAATCCACTACCTTGAAAACGAACGTGAGTTTCTACGAAACAGCAGCGCACGAATTTCGGAGAGCGTACGAGCTGCCGCTCGGGCTGACGATTTCCTCTTTGAAGCTTCAGCAGAATTTGATCGATGAGGAGCACCTTGAGGTTGCTCATGCTTACCTCGATCTGCTTGAAGACATCACGAACAAACGAGCACGTGAGCACCTGTTGAAGGAGCTTGCTGATCTGGTGTATGTGTGCCATCAGATGGCTGCAGCGTTTGGTTGGGATCTGCAGACGGCATTCAACCGAGTGCATGCCAGCAACATGAGCAAGCTCGGGGAAGACGGCAAGCCCATACGTCGTGAGGACGGAAAGATCCTCAAAGGGCCTAACTACAAAGAACCTTCACTCATTGATCTTGTCTGATACTACTGTGGAAAAAGAACTCATCGCACGTACTGGCCGTGTACAAAGTTGGATTGATGATCCGACATCTCGTCTACCTGTGAGCTGCACCGTCTTCGTTGTTGAAGACACCATGGAGGGTGAGAATGGAATCGAAGCCTCGTGGCGCTTTGTGAGTCACGCATTGAGGTACGGTGCGGGTGTAGCCGTACACCTCTCTAAGCTCCGCCCCAAAGGTGCTGAGAACGGCAAAGGTCTTGTGGCATCTGGTCCTGTGTCCTTTGCCAAGATCTACTCAACCCTCAATGAAATCCTGAGGCGAGGTGGTGTCTACAAAAATGGAGCTGTTGTATGCCATCTTGATCTCAACCATCCTGATGTGCTTGAGTTCATTACTGCTTCTCGCTCTGAGTTGCCTTGGGTCAAGCGTTGCGTCAACATCAACCCCCACTGGTGGAATCTTGCCACGCCAAACGTCAAGGAAGCGCTGATTCTTGCCATCAAACGCGGCGACGTTTGGCTCAACAAAACAAAAGTCGATAAGCATGGACAACGTATCTACGGAAATGTTTGCCTGGAGGTGTACCTGCCAACACGGGGCACCTGTCTACTGCAACATGTCAACCTTGGGGCATGCGAACTTGATGACATTCGATCTGCGTTTTCACGTGGAATGTCCGAACTGTGTCACCTCCACTCAAAAACAGGTGTTGGAGACAGCGGTGAATACCTCACTCCAGAGGTTGATCGCCAGGTCGGTCTCGGAATGCTTGGGCTTTCCAACCTGCTCCGTCAACAAGGGGTGAGCTACAAGGAGTTTGGTGAGGTGTTGATGCACATCGTCAACAACGAACCTCATGAACGGACTCCTGCTGCGGTGTTGGCTCACGAGATCCATGCTGGTATCCGTGAGGCTGCAGAGATCGCTAAGGCCAACAACATGGTGCGTGCCTTTGCCATTGCACCTACTGCCTCGTGCAGCTACCGCTACAAGGATCTTGATGGGTACACCACTACCCCTGAGATTGCTCCTCCCATTGCCCGTCAAGTGGACCGTGACAGCGGAACCTTTGGCGTCCATAGCTTTGACTACGGTCCGGTTGAGATCGCGTCTGAAGTTGGCTGGGATGATTACTTCAAAGTAGCTAACGGTATTGTCCGACTTCTCAGTATGACAAATCTGCTACACGGATATAGTTTTAATTCGTGGAGCGATGTTGTTACTTATGATGAACGGTTTATTGAGGAATGGCTGAACAGCCCCCAAACCTCTTTGTATTACAGCTTGCAGGTGATGGGAGATGTTCAGGATAAGTCCGACGCATACGCTGCGTTGTCTCAGTCTGACATCGACGATTACCTGGACGAGTTGTTTAAAGACGACCCTGCTCCAGATTGTAATTGCGGCGAATGAACCCCTATCAAAAACTATCTAATCGTAAACGCAAGTGGACCCCAGTGCAAACCACTGCTGGTCAACTTGTTGAGGGCTCGGAGGAAACCATCTTCCGGGCTCTCGCCCTTCGCCACATGGAACTCCCTGTAGGCGACTTTATCAATGAAGCTTTGAAGAATGAAGTTCCAGAGCTATCGCGGGACTTACTGCGATCCAACATCAAAGACGAAGAGAACCACGACTTGGCTCTCGGTTACATCGCCCAAGCTCTCGGCACTGACCCAGTTGCTGAAGCCGAAGCCATGCGACTCCGCGATGCTTGGACGGCGCATCCAGATCACACGGTCCTCAAAGCAATGGTGGCCGAGCGTGCAATTTTCTTCGTTCTATTGCCATTCTTCCGCTTTAATGGTGACGCTGGTCTCCGAACAGTAAGTGCTGACATTAGCAGGGATGAGCAAGTTCATGTGGCAACGAATAGCTTGGTATGTCGTGAGCTTGGTCTCACTGTATCTCCTTCTCTTGATCGCCTCAGGAAGGCAACCATTGCTTGGGTAATGCAACCGCTCAAGAAGTCAGAGAACAAGTACTTGGACAAACAGTTCTGGCTTGATCAAAGTGACAGCTTGATGTATGCAGGTAAAGCAGAAGGGTTGATCGATACACAACGTGCTCGGATGCCTGCGTTCTTTGAACATGCAAACCCCAACCTCCCACAATATGCTTAGTCTGCTGGAAACATCAGGCTTGCAGCTTCAATCAATCTTACAAGAACTGGAGGATAACTTCCCTTCAGTTAATCCACATCCAGATGATCCGACAAACTTAATAATGTACCGCTCTGGCCAACGTTCAGTGGTCGAGTGGATCAACCATCGTCTTACTGAAGAAAACAATGGCTAAAAAGGAACAAAAAGGTCAAGGCGTCAAACTAGCTATTCGACAAGCTGGTGAAGGTGGCATCTCCAAAGAAGAACTAAATAACATTGTAAAAACCACTGGTGCATCAGCCCAGACTGTTATCCGCCGATTGGACTCTGTTAATCAAAGTCTGAAATCAAAAGATAAGACAGGTATTAATCTTAACTCTGGTGCTGCTAACATGCTCATTAAGGAAGCTGGTCCAGCTTATGGTGGTTTCTACGGGCTAACCCAGAAGCCCACCTTCGGCACGGGTAGGATCGGTCAAGCACTAGAAGGTATGCGTGGAACTCGCGCAAGTGGTGGTTATATAAACCCTCAAAGTGGTACTGGCTCGGTTACCCCTGCTACGGATCGTAGGTTCATGATGGGTGGCACAGCTATCCGACCTGGTGGGCGTGAAACTGTTCGCGGATTTGGTCAGCAGTACACTTATAAAGGTGGAAACTCTAAACCTTATAACGGGATGGAGTGGACAGGCCAGTTTGATCCAAATGGTCCTGGACCTCTAGCTAAACCTAACACTGAGACATGGACAGGTAATACTGGCCCTGGTGACAACAATACTAACACTGGTGGTGATAACAACATAGATGAAACCGTTACACCTACTGATCAACAAGGAACTGACGCCATTACTGGACAGGGAATGATGTCCGGCGGTGGGCTTGGTGCTCTTGGTGCGAACAAATTGGGTCGCGCTAAATCACGTCTTCAGAAACTTGGTATCTACGGACGTGGTACTGGTCTGCTTGGTCGCGGACTGCAATACGGAAACTCACTTAATACTGGACGCTAATGTCAGCCAAATCACGGTATGACTATTTAGCAAGTGACCGTTCAAACTTTCTAAACGTAGCAAGACAAGCTGCTGACCTTACTCTTCCTTACCTCAATCGTGGTGAAGAGGAGTGGGTCAAAGGAGCACGTCATCTACCTACACCATGGCAAAGCGTTGGTGCAAAGGGAGTAGTCACTCTGGCATCCAAGTTGATGCTGGCACTACTGCCTCCTCAAACCAGCTTCTTTAAGCTACAGGTAAATGACAGTGCATTGGGTACTGAGCTTCCTCCCGAAGCTAAGTCAGAGTTGGATCTTTCCTTTGCGAAGATCGAACGCATCATTCTTGAATCCATTGCTGCTTCTAGTGATCGTGTCGTTGTACACCAAGCACTGAAGCATCTGGTGGTGACAGGTAATGCGTTGGTCTTTATGGGAGAGAAACAGCTCAAGCTGTACCCCTTGAATCGCTACGTTGTAGAAAGAGATGGCAACGGTAATGTGCTTGAAATAGTCACAAAAGAACGCATCTCAAAGAAGCTTCTCATGAAGGTTCTCCCCATGGCTGTGCCCAATGATGTGGCAGGTACTGAGGCAGAACGGAATGATGAGGCAGACATCTACACTCACATCCGCCGAGACAACAACAGGTTTGTCTGGCATCAAGAATACGAAGACAAGATCATTCCGGGTTCAATGGGCAAGGCACCCATCGAAGCAAACCCGTGGCTTGTGCTTCGGTTCAACACTGTTGATGGTGAAGTCTATGGTCGTGGTCGAGTAGAGGAATTCATCGGTGATCTACGCTCCCTTGAAGCACTCTCTCAGGCCCTCGTAGAAGGCTCTGCAGCAGCCGCTAAGGTTGTCTTCGTAGTATCACCATCAAGCACTACCAAACCGGCCACGCTGGCCCAAGCAGGCAACGGTGCAATCGTTCAAGGAAGACCGGATGACATTGGTGTCATTCAGGTTGGAAAGACCGCTGACTTCCGTACTGCATTTGAAATGATGCAACAGTTGGAACGGCGGTTGTCTGAAGCATTCCTCATACTTTCAGTTAGGCAGTCAGAACGCACGACTGCTGAGGAAGTACGGATGACTCAAATGGAACTGGAACAACAACTCGGTGGGCTGTTCAGTTTGCTGACGACTGAGTTTCTTGTTCCGTATCTAAACCGTAAGCTCAATGTCTTCCAAAAGACTGGTCAGATTCCACGTCTTCCAAAGGATATTGTTAAGCCTACTATTGTTGCTGGTGTTAATGCACTGGGTCGAGGACAAGATCGAGAAAGTCTTGGTTCATTCCTGCAGACCATTGCACAAACGATGGGGCCTGAAGCTCTTGCGAAGTACATCAACAGTGATGAAGTAATCAAACGTCTGGCTGCTGCTCAAGGCATCGACGTGTTGAACCTCGTCAAGAGTGTTGCTGACATGAAGCAAGAACAGATGGAGAACATGAGTATGCAGAAGGACATGATGCTTACTCAACAGATTGGTCAGTTGGCTAAGACGCCACTGATGGATCCAAGTAAAAACCCACAAGCAATGGAGATGATTAATGGACAAGGCAATCCCCTCGCGGCCCCAGCGCCAGAAGAACAAGCCGGTGCCCCAGCCCCTATCGGCTGAGGATCGTGAACTCTTTGATGAGTCCGGCAATAAATACGCACCACGCACCAAGATCGGCAAACCGACCATCGGTGTTCCCAATCGTGTTGAACGAGTTGGTCTTGGTAATCTCAAAGTAATCACAACTAATGGCTACACTGACGTACGATCCGACTGAAGCTCAAGACGGTGAATTCTCTGCAGAAGAACTTGACTCACTTCAAGTGGGTGAAGCTCTTGAAGAACAACAGCAACAACTGCTTGCTGGTAAGTTCAAAGATGCAGAGGATCTCGAACAAGCCTACATTGAGCTGCAACGAAAGCTTGGCAATCGCGAAGCTGACACCGCTGAAGAAGAGCCTTCACAAGAAGAAGAGGTTCAAGACGAAGAAGTTGATGTCGACTTCCTTGAGCGTCTGTGGCAAGAAGCACAGGACGAGTATTCACCAGAGACTCTTGAGGCTCTGCAGAACATGGATCCTACTGACCTTGCTCAGATGTACCTGGAGTATCGCTCACAGGTTGAGGAAGGTGGTGCTGTTGAAACCATTACTGCTGAAGATGTCAGCAACCTTCAAGGTCTTGTTGGTGGTGAACAGCAGTATGGTCAGATGATGGCATGGGCTCAGGAATCGTTGTCTGAGCAAGAGATCAACATGTACGACGCAGTAATGGAAAGGGGTGATCCTCTTGCATGTTACTTCGCTGTGAATGCTCTTGCCTTTAGGTTCCAAGAAGCTCAAGGTTATGACGGCCAGATGCTGACTGGTAAAGCACCGTCTCAGGTTCAAGGGTTCCGTAGTCAAGCTGAACTCGTGCGTGCCATGAGTGATCCTCGATACGACAATGATCCTGCGTACCGTGCAGATGTAGCAGCAAAGCTTGAGATGTCCGATCTCAACTTCTAAATGATGTTGGAAGAGTAAGCAATATAAAAGTCCTTTGCAATGAACTCATGCTTACTCTGACACTCACTCTCGCTTCTCTTGCATCGTGGTATGGCTATCCGTATCACGGTAATCGCACCGCTTCTGGTGAGATCTACAACATGCATTCCATGACTGCAGCACACCGCACCCTTCCATTTGGAACTAAGGTGCGGGTCTGCAATACCTCAAACAAACGGTGCGTTAATGTCCGTATCAATGATCGTGGACCTTTTGTTCATGGTCGGGACATTGACCTTAGTCGTGCTGCTGCTGAGGTGATTGGATTAAGAAGTGCGGGTGTTGGTCAAGTCACCATTCAACGAATTAACTGACATGGCTAAAGCAAATCCCTTTGATCCGAAGGTGTCTTCGGTGACTGTGCAGTACGTCACTCCTACTGCTAACAGCCAAGCATTTATTAGTGCTTATGGCGAGACTGCCCAAACACTGACTGAACTCAGCCCGAAAGGTGTGAAGGTTCAAGCCGGTGGCGCTGCTTGGACCTGATCATGAAAGGTAAAGGCGGTAAAGGTGGCGGTGGCAAGAAAGGCTGCTGATGAAACCCGGTCTCTACGCCAACATCCACGCCAAGCGTCTTCGCATCAAGAATGGTTCTGGTGAGAAGATGAGAAAGGCTGGATCGAATGGTGCGCCGACTGCGGCACAATTTAAGAAAGCAGCAAAGACTGCGAAGAAGTAAGCAACGTACGTTCATCCCATTGGGACGCATACCGCCTGATCATGGAACGGGGGTCAGGTACTTCAATCCAGAACAATGACTCAAGTCGAGACGGATGCCCGTGTACGGGAGCAGAAAGCTCAAGAAAAGGAGCAGAAGCTGAAGTATCGCGGCGTTGCTTACACACCCAAAACTAAATAACTAAATGGAGCAGGGCACCTCAGAGTCGGACCCTGCTCTTATTGACTATTGGCCTTCTACGGAAGACAACCTTTAGTCATGACGGTCTGGAGAGACAGACATCAAGAAACAACTTTAATGAACACATGTTTATTCATGTGATTCTCTAAGCGCTTAGAGGGAACGAACACAAACTTCTCTCTTTACTATTGTGGCTAACACTACCGTAACTTCTATTGGTCGCGTAAATAATACGTCGGCCACTCCTCTTGCTCTTGGTACTGCTTACGATACCAAGTATGCAACTTATCTGAAGCTGTTCTCTGGCGAAATGTTCAAGGCGTATGAAAGCGCCACTATCGCCAAAGGCACTGTGCAAAGCCGTACCCTGAAAAATGGAAAGGCGATGCAGTTCATTTTCACGGGCCGTATGGAGGCTTCGTATCATGAACCCGGTACTCCGATCCTGGGTTCTGGCGATCCCCCGGTGGCTGAGAAGACCATCGTCTGCGACGACCTGCTGGTTTCCAGCGCGTTCGTCTATGACCTTGATGAGACTCTCGCCCACTACAGCCTGCGTTCTGAGATCGCCGCTAAGATCGGCCACGCTCTGGCTGAAGCTTACGACAAGAAGATCTTCCGTCAGATCGCTAAGGCTGCTCGTGAAGCTCACCCGATCACTGCTGCTCCTGGCCCTGAGCCCGGCGGTAGCATCATCCAACTGGGTGTGCAGAAAGAGTACGACGCTCAAGCTCTGGTGGATGCCTTCTTTGAAGCTGCTTCCATCATGGATGAAAAGAACCTGCCCAAGCAGGGTCGTATGGCTGTGCTGTCCCCTCGTCAGTACTACGCACTGGTGAGCCAGGTGGATAGCAACATCCTGAACCGTGACTTCGGTAACAACTCCGGTAGCCTGCAGTCCGGCGAAGGTCTCTATGAGATCGCTGGTATCCCCATCAAGCGCTCCAACAACCTGCCCTTCCTGGCCGGTACTGTTGCTGCTGTGAACGGTGAGAACAACGACTACTCCGGTAACTTCAGCACCCACTGCGGTCTGATCTACCACAAAGATGCTGCTGGTGTGGTTGAGGCCATTGGTCCTCAAGTGCAGACCACTGGTTCTGACGTTCGCACCATGTACCAAGGTGACATCATTGTGGGTCGTCTTGCTATGGGTTGCGGCACCCTGAACCCTGCCTGCGCTATCGAGCTGCAGTCTGCTCGTTCCTGATAAGGAGATAGACACATGTCTATTGTTCCTGGCACTTCGGTGATCCTTGTTGAAGGAAATGCCATTGGCTCTATTGCCAGCTCTGAAACTCAGAATCCGCTGACTCCTGTGGAGTTTGGTCGGACTGTGGCTTCAGGTCAAGGTATCCGTCTCGACAAGGTGAAGACTGATGACGTAGATAGCAAGCTGCCTTACGTCGCTCCTACTCCCTGATTGAGGTAAAACATCATGGCTGCTTCTGTAGCTGCTGGCAACAACGGTGCTTGCACCACTGATGCCGTTCGTATTTCTGTAGCCAAGACTCGTTTTGGTTATGGTTCTGCTGTCGCTGATTCTGCTGTGGCTTCGACCACCAAGGGTCTGCGTACTGCTTATCCTGGCGTTGAGTGCAACATCGCTAACGTCTGACTTATTGGGGGAGGCTTCGGTCTCCCCTCTTTTTTATCCATCGCATACAACATTTCTGTTATGCCGTTCCCTACCACTAACGCTCAGACTGAGCTTCAAGCTGTTAATGAAATTCTGGCGTCAGTTGGTCAGGCGCCTGTAACTACCCTTGATCAAACCAACCCGGACGTTGCGATTGCGTACGACACCCTTCAACAGGTGTCACGGGAGGTTCAGGCAGAAGGATGGACCTTTAACCGGGAGTATGAATACCCGTTCACTCCCGACAACAACAACCAGATTCTCATTCCCAACAACGTACTCCAACTAGATCTAACTCCTAGCTACAGGGATCGGGATGTTGTACGTCGTAGTGGGAAGCTGTATGACCGCACTGCTCACTCGTACACATTCACTGAGCAGGTGCTGTGTGATGTGGTGTGGTTGTTTGATTGGGTCGATCTTCCGACACCCATCAAAGACTACATCGTTGCACGAGCTGCCAGTATCACATCCTCACGGATTGTTGGTGACAGTACTCAGTACCAGATGCTCCAACAAAAGGAAGCATACACCCGTGCAATGGCTCTTGAGTATGAATGCAACCAAGGAGACTACACCTTCTTTGGTCATCCTCGTGGAGCCAACTACTACAACAGCTATGAACCCTATAAGGCATTGTATCGCTGATGGCAAGTGTAACTCAACTAATACCTAACTTTCTTGGTGGT